TTAAGGAACATTGGGGGATGCTCGGGGACGACCGCACCGCACGACGAAATCCTTCAGGATGTCCCAACGCATTTTGGACTGCAAGTTGGGCACCATCGTCATGATGCTGTCGTTGAATCCGGCGATCGTGTAACCGTCCGGCTCGGCCCTGGCGACCGCCTCGGCGCCGATCATTCCGGACGCACCGGTTTGATTCAGGATCACGATCTGCTGGCCCATATTGTCGGCCATCTTCTGGGTCACGATCCTTGCCGCGACATCGACCGTGCTGGCCGCCGCCAGCGGCACGATCATCTTGATCGGCCGGCCTGGATAGGCCGTTTGCGCGACGGCATGGCCGCCCGAAAGGAGCGCAAGTGCCGGCACCAGCCAACGCATGCCAATTTCTCCCATGACATCGGATCAGGTTTTCCGGACAACCGGCCGCAATCCTTTTGGGAGATGATTGCACTCTGGCCCTGGATTCGCAATGCGCCCATGAGCCTCCGGTCGCGCATGTTTTCCGGGATCCGCCTCTTGAACTTTCGTTTCGCCGTCCCGATGGTGCTGGGCGCATCGAAACGGAATCAGACGGCAGACGCGGCGACAGACATTGGCTGACTGAGCCCGTTCCGCGGAACGATCGTGGCGATGGTCGCCTTGCAAGATCGGCAGGCTTGCCGATCCACGCCGTGGTGGCGAGAAGCCGGGCGCCAGACATCCCGCCTCCCAAACAACAAGAAAAGCCCGGTGGCCATCAAGGCCACCGGGCGGGTATCGCGGTCCTTGAAGGAGCCGAACGTTCGCGCCCCTACTTGATGGATTTGCGCCAATACAGCGTGTTCGGATATCCCCATGGACATGGCGGCTGGTAGAGCCAGTAGCCCGCGCGGATAAAATTATTTGCGGAGGCAAGATTGTCAGTGGTATCCGAGACCACAGAACTCCATCCATTGCGGCGGGCTCGCCACTCCAGCGCACGCATCAGCCGCAGCTGCAATGCCTGGCCGCGGTGCTTCGTCATCACACCGACACGGCAGAAATATCCGGCATTGGAAGCGCGCGTCGATGGAACCAGGCCGGCAAAGGCGATCGGGATGGTCTCATGAAGCGCGAGCCACCAATGTCCCCGATCAAATTGCGGAATTGGAGCGCCGTCGAAGAACGTCAACCGGTGAAGATCGATCAGCGTGTCCATGACCTCATCGTCATGCGCGTCGACCTCACGGATTCTGTACATTGATGAGCCCTCTGGAAGATCGATCGCCACGCGGCATTTGGTCCTGCCGCATCGAAGCTGCGGCGCTAGCGCGAGTCATTTTCCGAGCATGACCTTGACGCCCAGCCACACCGCTCCGACAAAGCCCGTAACGATCACGGTGATCATGGCTTTGAAAGTATAGCTCTGCGCCTGCTCAACGCTCTTTCGCCAACGCCGCAGGTGTTGAAAGTCGGCCCGCAATTCTCGGCGGTCCTCCTCTTCGATCCCGAACGAAGTGAGAATGGTTGCGATAGTCCGGAGGGCCACGGCGTCGATGTCCTTGTGATGAAGTCTCTGCTGTTCGGTCAGCGTCTCGATCACGATGGCCCGGACTTCCTCGCAGCGCATTTCGTTCATTGCAGGTTGCTCCTCGAGGCCATCCCTTGAGAATCTCTGCGGTCATCGCCTGATGATCCGCGCAACGTTCTCGAAGCCTCGTTTGGCGAAATAGAATGACATCACAAGCCCGGCCCACGTAGCGACCTCCCCGCTGACTGCGTCGGTTGTTCCTAGCCCCAGGCATTTGTCGTAGATCAGGACCTTCGCGTAGAAGAACAGTGTGACATAGGCGAACAGCTTTTCCGGCTCCCAAAAGTGTCCGATTTCCGCTATCCGCAACTGCGTCTGCGCTTCGATCTCCGCGCGCTGAGCAGCGACCTCTGAGGAGGCAAGGTCGGCAGCAATCTTCTCGGATGTGTTGCCGGCCGTGAGTTTAGCCTGATACGCCTTGATGAGGCCGCCAACCACGGGGCCTCCGATGAAGGAAAGGAGCGTCATCCACATTCAATCACCCCCTTCTCGTCGGAAACTGGTGCCCTGTCACCCTTGGCACCGACCGGGCCTGTCGTGATGTAGCGCAGCCAGACGCCGATGGTCGAAACGACGAAGCCAACGGCGATCGCCATCCACCACGTCATGTATTGCGAGAGATCGACCGCTGCGAGTTTGTCGAGAGCCACCAGGGCAACCGGCACGATGGCGACGAAGCCGTTCCAGACCATCGTCTTGTAGCCCTTCAGCTTCTCGCGAAGCGCGGCAATCCTAACCTTGATTCCGGCGAACATCACGATTTCCTCTTGAAAATGGAGAAGATGGAGAAGATGGACGCCCAGAAGCCGGGCTTGGCGGGAGTTTTTGGCGGCGCCGGCACAGCAGGCGTTATCGTAATGTTCGGGCGCGGCGCGCTGAGGTCGAGCGGCGCGGACCCAAGCGCAGCCTTCCATTTGGTAAGCCATTGCTTGCGCTGATCGAGCCCGACCGTGCCGCCGTTGAGCCGTTTGGTGACGCCGAGGACATCGTCGATCTTGGCGTAAGGCAGGCAGCCGCAGTTGGCGAAATCCGACACCGCACATTCGAGGAAGAACTTCGGGTCGGTGAGGATGTCGGGGTGGTTGACGACATCGAGCCCGGTCTGTTTTTTGACCCGCTCGTAACCTTCCCGGCCCGTCGTCTGTGACCCGCCACGACCGCGGAAATTCCAGCCGTCGTCGGAGCCGGCACGGTTGCCCATGCGGCCGTTGTAGACCTTGTTCGCGAGCGCTCGGGGATTGTTGGCATAGGGTTGCGCGCTGGCAATAGACGGGAACCGCGACGGCCAAACCTGCATCATGCGGGCGGCCGTGTAATTCAGGTTTTCTACAATATCGTGCCCCGCCCCACATTCGTGGCTGATCTGAGCCATGACATGCGCGACCAGGCGGGGTGTATTGATGCCGTATTTGGCAAAGACAGCGGGGGCTGACGAGGCGATTCCATCTCGCAATCCGGGGGCTTTTTGATCCCCGTTGGGCCAAAGATTGTAGAGCGTGTTGGTAAAGGCCATAGAAAATCCTCGCCTTCCGACGATTGGGTGTTATCGACCCCGGAGGGGCCTTGTTCGACGCGGGGTTGTGGTGGTAGTGGTGCTAAGTCCGGAAAGGGGATGAAGATGAGCAAATGGCTCGCTGCCGTCGCCGCAGCTGCATTGGTCGCCTCTCTCTCCGGTCTGCTTTTCCTGTCGTTCGCCTATTACAATTTACGCAAGCAGGTTGTGGCGATAGCCGCGGCAGGCACGAGCCATTCGAGCATGAGACTGGCCGTAATCCAGGCTCAGCTCTCGCAGGTTGAAAACCCCATAATTGTCATCGGGGACAGCATCGTTGAAACTGCCAAATGGCCCGAGACGATCTGCAACCATCCCGTCGTCAATGCAGGCATCAGTGGGGCAAGGATCGGCTTCTTTGCTGAGCGCGCCCCGCGATTCTTGAAGGGAACCAAGTCTGCGCTTGTGGTCTTGGCGATCGGGATCAATGATGCTGGAAAGGGTTACGACGAGCATTCGTTTCGATCCGCCTATTCGGAAACGCTGAAAACGATCCTCTCCCCCGTCGCCATAAGCACGATTGTAGGCGGCAATACCCCCTCGGTGAACCCCGCTGAGATACAGCAATTTAACAAAGTGATCGGTCAACTCGCAGAGGGCCGGACGCTGATTGACTTACACAACGCTGTCCCCGGCGACTTCACGATCGACGGCATTCATTTGAGCGACGACGGATACAAACTCTGGACGGCCGCACTTTTGTCCGGGGCGAGGCGCGCCATCGGCTGCGTTGAACCAGCTTAGATTATCCGCATGATGTAATTGCAGATGATAGTCGGCTGCACATTCGGATGCGCGCTGCCGCTGGTGTTACTGGACGTGACGCTAGCCGTGCCGGTGAGCGCATTCAGAATCGAGATGTTCGGCGTACCGCCCGTATCGTACGCAACCGCGATTGCACCACCAGCAACGACATTCACAGGACTTCCGGACAAATATGCCGGGACGCTCTTTCCGGCAAGGTTTGTAACAGCCGAGGTGCCTGTTGACGTGATGCCGGTCGGCAACTGCGCAAGCGCCAAGGTTTGACTTTGACTGCCGCCTACTGCGCCGAGCATAACACCATCAACGCCGCCCCCGGCAGTCGTCAGCCGCGGTGGGACTGATACAGCTCCGCCCATGTCATCCTTGCCGGCGGGGACTCGCCCGCGAAGATCAGGAAGATGAAATGTAGTGCTGCCGTCGCCAGCGCCATAGGTCATCCCGATCAGCGCGAAAAGAGCGGCATATGTGGTTCGCGAAATTGCTTGCCCGTAGGGGAATACAAACGAACTGTTGGGCGCGGTCGCGGCAAAGAACGGCATCCCGCCGGCCAACGGAATATTGTAAGGGTTGCCATGAAAGCCGCGTAGATACCAAGCCGCATCCGAGTTGTTATAGAGCGCTACGTAAGGCGTCCCCGCGACCAGCGTCCCTGCAGGCAATTCGGCCGAGGGAGCCGAGCGCAATGGTTTTGCCCCGAGGCCATCAACATTGAGCGTTACCGTCGCGGCGTTCGTGGCGTGCGGCGTAAAGGCGATCATCTGGCCGTTGAGGCGGGCTAGCGTGTCGAACACTTCGTACGACGAAACCGTGTATGCCGTCGACGTTCCCCCAGTCACAATGGCGCCGGCAATGTCGTCGCGATATTTGGCCGTGGCGGCCATCATGGCGCGCGCAGAATCGTTGACGCTGGAGGGCGACTGCCCTTCCGACCAGTTGATCGTACTGTCAGCATTTGCGTCCGCGGTCGCCGTCTGCGACCATTTGTAGAGGGTCATGCCTGTATTCCTTGAATGAGAACAGCGACCACGGGAACCGCCGTTCGTTGCTGGCGTAGTGCCTTCGATTCGTGCCTGGAGCTTCATTCAGGCAACTGCGGTCGATGCCTTGAGCGGGCCAAAGAAGATCAATGGAGGAATCGCGACTTGTTAGCGGGGTGCCGGCAATCGTGTTCCGGCATCCTGCCCCTCGCCGCCAATCTCTAGGTATTGCGCGCAGGGGCAGGCCGGCGCGCGCGCGGTCAGCAGGTTGCGGATTACGCCAAGCGGAACGCCCGGGGTTTGTTTCGCGACCCTTTCTGCCCGGGCGTCGATGATGGCTTCGATCTCGGCGCGAAGCCGGCTGATCCGCTCCTCAAGCGGTGGCGTTCGAATCGGTTTCACGTCCCTTGCGATCATTGCCTGTTGCTCCTTCTGCTGTTTCGCCGGTTCTGGCGGGTTGCCGCGCTTGCAGTGCCACGAGTTTTTGCTTGGCGATGGCCGCTTCGTTCTGGGCGCGTCGCAGCGCCTTCTCCCGCTGCTCTTCGTGAGCCGCGACATAGACCTGCAGATCGTATGGCAGCAACGTAAAACGCTGCTTGCGGTCATCGGGCCACGAGCGTGGTGGCGCAACGCCTCCGACCTCGTTGATGACCGCGGCCGCAACGCTGCCGAGCGTCGGATCGGCGAGCCCGAGCGAGCTGTGCGCTTTCGAGATTTCCTGCACGGCCGGCCACAGCCGGTCAATGCCGAGCGCGGCACCATCGGCGACAAATCTCGCGACATCGGCAGGCGCCGCCGGGCACCAGGTGGCGCCGTTCAGCTCGCACCATTTCGCAAACATCGGCGCGGCGCGCATTCGCGCCTGCGCCAGTGCAGCCAGTACCGGGCTTCCCATCACTCCGCCTACCGCCTGGCCTTGCGTAGGGCGGCATGGACACCGCCCATGTTCCTGCGCAGCGCCATCAACTGCACCCGCCGCCGCAGGCTATGCGAACCGGAATTGAGCTCACCGCTCAGCTCGGCGTCCATATTTTCCAGCATAGCGGCACGTTTCTCCTGCCCGTAGAGCGCAAAATTTTCCGCCATCTTGGCGGTGTCCATGGGCGGGCCGCGGAGCTTTTCGCTCGCCGGTTCCGCACGTTCGACGAAGTCCCGGTCATCATCTGCCACCAAAAACTCCTCTTTGCCGTAAGCGCCGTTACCACTCACCTACGGTCCGGCTGTGCTGGCGAGTCCACGGAAATCTCGAGTTTTTCTTTGATCGATTCTGCGCAAGTGTATTTGGCGAAAGGGGACCGCCATACGGATCAACGTAGAGTCGTTCTTGTCTCAGACACGCGCCGTCAGGATGGCGCGGCTGCAGCCGGAATTCGCGATTAAGCATTTCCGGATGCCGATGGCTCCTCGATGCTGACAGAACGACCAAATTTCGCGTTTGTCGAACTCCCTGCCGCGGATATTTTAAGGATATTTGTGTAACGGCGTTTGGCCGGTACACCGTCACGCAGATCCTGCGGCCACCGGTCTAGCGCTTGCTGGATTTGCGCGCATGATACAGCGCCACCGCATCTCTGATATCGCCCGAGCTCGATAGCCGCGCGTTGAGCGTCCGCAAATCTGGTTCGCGCTCGGCAGCCGTTCGCGCCATGCCCGGCCGCTGCACCGGCGGCACCGGCCTGGCAGCAGCCGCGTCTCTGGCTTTCAGCATCAGGCGATACTTTCCGGCGTCATACATCATGCGCTGGAACGCCGCATTGCGCATCAGCGGCTCTGAGTTGAACAGCCTGATCAGCTCGGCGGGCTCGACTCCGCTGGCGCTGGCCGACGCAAAAATTTCGGCGGTGACGGCATGCTGGGCTTCCTTCGATTCGCCTTTCAGCATATTTTCGAAACGAGCGTCCTCCGATCTCGCATAGTCTTGAAAGTTCTGCTGCGCCAGTTCGGTTTGGCGCCGGCTCTCCTGCGCCTGGTGCGCGAACAGGCGTTCGGTGGTCGCGATCATCGCCTCGACGCGCGCGAATTTTGCCGGATCCTGCCGCGACATCAGTTCGAGCGCGCCCGGCAGGTTTTCCGGCGCGATGCTCGCCAGTTCTGGAAACTGGCCGACAAAACTAACCTGCGCGATCTGCGTCGCCGCCGCCAGCCCGTTGCGATAGTCTTGCCTCGTCCTTTCGGCTTCTCCAATCTTTTCCTCGATGGCCTGACGCACCTGCGGATGCTGCATAGCCTTCTCGATTTCAGAAGCGAGGCCGTCCATGCCGCCGTTGCTCGCGCCGACCGGATCGGTTTGTGCCATTCTGGATTCGGGCTTTTCGGAGTTGCTTTTATCAGCCTCGTCCTGCGGTGGCTTAAACCCGTAAAGTTCGGCGGCATCAGGATCGGCGGCCATGGCTTGGGCACGCAAGGAGTCGACCCGCGCGGCCAGCGCCTTACTTGATTCATTCTCTATGACGAACATATCGGCAGCAGCGGCACCGGCATAATCACGCGCGGCGCGATCGAGTGTGATTGCCAGGTTCGCGTCGGCGGGCTTGCCGTCGCCGCCGATATACTCCCTTGCGAGGATTTCGTGGCTCGGGCTAGAGCGCTGCTCTGCCGCTTCGCGCAAGGAAGCGCTATCACCACCGATTGCCTCTTCGTCGTTCTTGTCGTCTTTTCTCTCGGTATCCGGCATCGGCTTGAAGCCGGCATTAGCAAGTTCAAAGGCAGCGCCGGTCAGCGCGGAATCCGGTTCGTCGGCCATATTGATGCTCCATAGAAATTTCGTTTTAGATTGAGCGGGATAATTACCGAACGCGCTCGACCCGCGTTACCGTCTACGCTGAAGCGTCCAGGGCTGGACAGCGTCGTCGCGATAGAACTCACGCAGTTGGTCATCCTGCGGCGACGCCGCCGCCCGCATCGGATCCTGCGGATTAACGCCGGCAATTTTGGCGAACCACTCGGCGAGGCCGCCGGGGTCATTTGAGGAACCTGGCAGCATTGACGCCCTTATTGGCACACTCGGGCCAGGTACGGATGTAGGGGAATTGTGGTATCTGCGGCTGAGGTGCGGCACAGAACTCCCGCCGAAGACTTCGGGCGCTCTTCCAACCTGCGGCATCGGTGCAGGCAGACCTTTGACATAGTCCAGATATTGGCGATGCTCATCAACATATGGGAGCGGACGATGCTGCGTAGCGCTCGGGAGCAACCCCGGCGGCTTGCTACCCCAACCGTGAACAGCTGCGTTCAGTTCTGCGTCAGTAAACGGATCGTAGACCCGACCTGTTCCAGTAATTGAGATATCGTATCCGACGCCGCGATCTTCCGGATCGTAATATCTCTTGGCCTGCGCCCGTGCGGCCTCAAGAGCTTTATTGCCGTTTTTGGGCCAGAAATCAAAGCCGGTCTGATGCGGTCGAATTTCAACCCGCTCGAATCGCTTGGAGCCATCCGGGTTGACGACTACCTTTCCCTCAATCTTCGCACTCTCGTTCCCGAAGACGAGTGCACGCAATGCATAGTCTGATGACCAAGGAGCGGTGACGTAGTGCGATATACTGGCTTTTAGGTCATCTTTCGTGTCAGCAAGCTTCTCCAGATCATGGGTGCCGGGGGCAAGCTTCCGGTTCCCGGCAATCCGACTGATGACTTTGAACATTCCGGGATGATAAAATCTCCCCGGCCCTTCGCCCATATACCATGACATGTCCACAGGAACCGGTCCCGGCGCATCTCCGACGGGGACCGGCGTGCCGGAAATTTCCGCGCTCCGGTAGTGATCGACAAATTGTTGTGCCGTCCAGCGGTGACCATTCGTCAGCTTTACCTTATTGTCGGCCATATCGAATCTACTTTCTTTGGCACCGTCGAGATGGAGGATTCATCCACGAAAAGCTCACCGCAATTAGAGAACGCCACGAACGCGTGGACGTCCCTTTCCCGCATTTCTCCCACGGTCTCGCCAAGCAGGGAAACCTTCCATACGATAACGCCGAAGAGAGTTCTGGTTCTTGTAACCGTGCAGCAGCCATCTGTCTGACGGAACTCCACTAAATCAGGCTTGTCGTCAAATACGTGGGAGCTGCCGTAATTTGTGCTCAAAGCCAAGGCCTTCGCCATCTTGATCGCGGCGGCATCTGACTGGATAACGCGGCCTCCGGGCTCACAAACGTTGTTCATGCGATAGGCAAATGCGGCAAAATCACCAACAGTCCAGACGGCCAGCAGCACGAAAGACGTCACAAGCGCGCGCCACTTTCGCATGACTAGCGCCCACCAGACAAAGACCATCGCGACGAGAACCAATCCAAGGGCGACGTAAAGCCACCCGGAATGTAGCGGACCAAATCTAAGCCAGCACAGAACCGCGACCACGACCACGACCAGCGGGTAGCTAATGAGCGCCATTGCGAGATCGCCAATACCGACCAACGTTTTCGATGAGTATCATCGCGCCTCACATGAGCTCGGCGGATAAGCACGCACCTCGTTGGCCCGAAACAGAGAGGCCTCTATCCTTTCCGTTCTGCAGGGATTTTTCGAGCACTTGCTCGCAAGCCATCGCGGATAATCCCGGGATATTTTGTGCAGCGGCATGCACAGTTTTCCGATAGACGGATCGCACGCTGGCGCCTGCTGGATTTCACCTATTGATGCCGGCTGATCAAGATGCACGGCCGGCTAACACGAACCTTGCATGTGTGGCAGCGAGAGCAGCCGTCCGCGTAAGCCGCCGCGGACTTGGAACTGTTCCGGGTCAAAATAGCCGTGGAGCAGGTCCGGCCAATAACCTGCGTGAAGGCGCTTAAGCCGGCTATTTCTTGAAAAATGGCGATACCAAATTGTTGATGCCCTGGGCGATGGCGCCGAACTGCTGCGCGCCTGACATCTGTTGCGCGCCCGTCGTCGTTCCATTGGTTTGCTGTCCAAGCTGCGCGATCGGAATGCCGATCTGCGCAAGCAGTCCGAGCGCTTGAACCGGAATGCCCCGGCGTCGCGCTTCTGCTGCCAGGGCCGCATTAGCGCTGTGGTTATCGGCATCGAGGGCACTGCCGGCTACGGTGACACCCTGGCCCTTGTTGGCGAGAGCCTGCTTTTGCAATCCACTCAGAATGCCCGCGTTGGTGTTGCCGGCTGCGTACGCGGCATCCTGCGCGGCCGTTGGTTGGCGATATCATGATTGTATTGCGCGGCGATGACCGGCGCGGTGCCGGCGGCGATCCCGCGGCCCAACGCGTTGGCGTTTGCGCCGGAACAATCCCGGCCCGCGGCGGCGAACTGACCGTTCACCTGATTGGTGACGTCGGCCTGAATTTGCGCGAGCTGCGCTGCCAGTGCCGGATTGTTGCCGATCATCGAACCGCTGGCATAGGGCGTCAGTGAGCTTCGGTAATCCAGATAATTCTGATTGACCGTGCCCGCCTGGTTGGTCGCCCCACCCCCGCCCAGAAGCTCGTTGGCGTAATTTCCGATCTGCGGCGCATAGGGATTTCCTCGCGCCGCGTTAGTCTGCAGGCTGTTGAGCGCGCCTGCTTCCGCTGCCGTCAATCCGGTATTATTCAAGCCGGCGCTGAGCTGCCCTAGGATGCCCTGCAGCATTGGCTGTGCCGCTTCCCAAGGCGCGGTTTGCGACTGCTGTGTTTGCGTCGACGACGATTGTCCGCCCATTGCTGCGTGTCCTTCTAGTTGATTGGAGGGTTTTGAATTTTCAGGAAGGCGCGACGCCTGCCTTGACGGTCCGAGGGGCACCATGCTTTCCTGTTCGACATGCCGAAGCCATTCGGGGCCGATCAGCGCAGACAAGAACCATGGCAACCGAGCCGCCACCGCAGGAAATTAATCCGCTTCAGGAAGAGGTCAAACCGCGACCTCAGACATCTCGCCGTGTGCTCATAGCAAGTTTAATTTGGTTTTTTGGCTTCTTGACGTTCGCGGGGACGCTTTCGATGTGGGTCCCGGATGAGCTGCCTCCCTGGCTACTTTTGTCATACTGTGCCGGCAGCTTGGTTTGGCTTGCGTCGGGTTGCTGCATTTACGAAACTCTGTTTGACATGGCTGAAGTCCGATGGCCCGAAGCTAAAAGCGTCCGCGAGATACTGGGCCCGCTTCTCAGGGGCTTCCTGTCTCATCATTAGGAAACGAGTGATAAGTTTTCCGGGGTCATCGCCGTTTGTACAGACAGGCGCTATTTATTGCGGGGCGACTCGTCTCCTGAGATAATATCGCTTCCCGGCGAGCACGGCGGGAAGGACGCGGCGCACCACCGGATAGCCCTTTTGAAGCGCCTCTCCCGCTCCGCTGTCTGGCAACGCTTCTTCCAAAATTTGAACCGCAACTCCCGGAGCAACGGCGTGCTTCGCCAAAGTCGCGGGGAGTTCGCGCAGCGCCGCTCTCGCACCGTGACGAGCCGCAACTGCCGTCCCGAGTCCGACCATCGGCGTCATTTCGCCGATCGTTTCCGCGAAGCGTCCGGCTGTCGATTTAGGTTTATAGAACTCGCCGAAGAGCTGCTCCATTTCATGTCGGATTGCGTCAGAGCCAATACCCTTGGCAAAATTAGGGGTGTAGCTGTCCGGAAGAAAGCCGAAGCCTGTTAACGCATCTCCGGGCAAACCGAGCGCATTGACCACGCCATTCACCAGTCCGATGCCCGCTGACTTGGCGATGTCGACAGGGTCTGGCGGAGGAGCTTCGGCGCGGGCACGACTCCTGACTCCTCGTACCAGCCGCGCGGCCGCCGCTTCGCTTGCCTCTTGCGCCTGATCGGCCTCATTCTGCTGGCTCGCTGGCGGCGGCGCTGACCCTATCGCGTGTGGTGCGGAAGATCCCGACATCGGTAGCGGAGTGTCATTCCGTATCCGCGCAAGTCGCGTGAAGTTCGGGTCCGAGGTTAGTGAAGATGGCCACTTTCCAGTTTGCGTTGGCTGATATCCGCTCTGCTCGGCCTGCAGCGCAAGCAGCCTTCCCAGCAAGCCGCCTTGCGGACCGCCATAGTTGTCCACATTGGCTTCCCGCGCGCCGTTCGGAGCCGCAACGGGACCGGCATACTGCCGATTCTGGCCCTGCGGCATCATGGTGAGCATGTTACGTACAAGGCTGCCGGGCTCGTTTCTTCCCTGCCCCGGAAAGTTCGACGGGTCCAGGTCATACGGCGGAGTTTGTTGCGGCGGGGGTACCGCCGGCAGACGCGGTATTGAAGGATCAAGAAAGGGATTCGTTTCAGGCAGGCAGCGGAATGACAGGCCATATTGGTGGCATGGCCGGTGCCGGAACTGTTGGCAGATCATCCCAAATGCGAAATGGCTCTTGCTGCGGCTGCAATCGTGGCGGAGCGCCGAAGGGATTTCCGGTGTCTGGCGACGGAAATATTCGGGGGCTTTCCGGCAGATTTGACGGCTCTTTCCCGGGTTGCGTCGAACCCCTCATTCGCCGATCAGGCAACAGGAAGTCGTCTCTTAAAGTACGAGCCATGTGTATCTCCGGCAATCAAGGTATTGCTTCTCGACAAAACCGCGCCTCGGCGGAGTTGCGCTTCGTTCACGGCCCCGTGGGACAGGCGAAATCACGCCGGACCCAATTGCCTGACCAAGCATCGCCAATCTCAAGCCGTTGCGAGCCTGCTACGGATCGTAGAGGACGCGGACGCGGCGAGGAAGCTTTGACAACAAGACATCGAGCTCGGCCTGGCTGTCTGGATACGCCTCGTAAGTAATCTTCGTTTTAAGCGTGCCGGGGTAATATCTTGGGTTCCAGGTCCAGGCCACATCGGGATATCTACCTGTCCCTTCGAACATGCTCCGTAGTCGCTTCCTGATTGTGAAACTTTCCGGAGGATGTTGAAAGCGAAGATCGACAATCCTGGTCGCATAGAACTCCTCGATCGTTCCTTTGGATTTCCGATAGCGCTGGTGATATTCGGAAGAAGCGTCGGTACAGGGCGGCTTCTCCAGCCGCTTGGGACCACCGTCGTTCGACACTTCCAGCGAAGCGCAACCGGGCCAGCTCGAATGGTGCCAAGCGACGATGGCATCTTTCATGACAAACGCTTCATCCGAAGCGACAAGTAAAAAACTCGCACAGGCGGAGAAACAGTAGTCATAAACAACAATGGTTGCACGCCGATCGCGCATCATATTGGCCAAGGTGATTGCGGTAGGTGCCTCGCCCCCGGGACTTCGAACCACGAGCAGCCCATTTGCCCTCAAGGCGCCAGCTAACGAAAAATCCTTCCCAGACGAGATGTCGCCGTCCAGACATAACACCCGCTTATCAAGATCCAGCGCCATGGGCCGCTTAACGGCACCGCGGCAATACTCGATCGCGCGGGCATAAATGCCAAAGTCGGGATGTTTGGCAGAGGAAGTCTGCATGCCCCAACAGAAAACGAACAGCCCGCAGAGCGCTTGAATATCTGCAGTGCGAAAATTTAACGAGCGCGGCCTGATCAAGGCTCGCTTGCGCCACTCGCCACCTCGTCCGATGTCGCGATCCCATCGGCCAAAGCTTGGTTCGCTAAACGTTTCCGTTAGGCACCTCGCATCGCCAAGCTTCCAGCGCGACATGTCGAATGCCCACACTTCGCTACACGAATAAATCGCCGCATCAAATTAGAACAAATCATGAACTCCGTCAACCATTCTCCGTCCTTCCGGCACCCAACTCCTTGTCCATGATGACGTGTTTCTCCTCAAAGCCGTCGAGCACATTAAGCCAGCCCTTGCGGCCATAAATGCGGACCCTCTTGCAGCCTTCACGTTTCGCGTAAGTCTCAATCTGCCCGATCAGCGGGAGCCAGCGCTTCATTTCGCTGCCGCCGCACATCGTGATGATGCAGACCCTGCCGATCTCGGAATTGATCAGAATCGTCGCCACCGCGGCCTCGACTGCATGTCCGTTCCAGGCCACCCACAACAGGCTACGGCCGGCAAGAATGTCGGCTTCGATATCCTCAAACGCGTTCAGCTTGGTCCGGTAGCAGGCAGCTTTCAACAAGGCGCTGACATGCGGCCAGAACTCGTCAACCCGCTTCGGGTCGACGCAGACCAGCTCAGCCTTGGAGCGCATATCGAAACGAGCGCCCCGTGGTCGCGGAGTTGGCGTGGGTGATGGTGAAAGAACCATTGGCGACGGCCGAAACATGCATGGTGCCGTTGCCGACTTCCGAGGCGGCATTCGGAGTAGTCGGCGTCAATAGCGGCGTCGATCCGACCGCGCAGTTCTTATCCATGACCACCGTTGACGCCGCTCCGCTGGTCAGCGTCACCGTTCCCACGGCGTTCGAGCGTCCCGCGGCCAGTTGCTGAATTGCGAGGACAATCTTCTTCAGATCCGTCTCGGTAATTCCGGGAACATATGCCGTCATAACGCGCCCCCCGTTGCAACATCAGGCACGACACCCGCGCAGAACGTCCATGGCGTCTCAGCCGGAATCCGCACCTTGAATCGGGAGTACCGAGTGTCGCGCATCATGTCGCAACGGCCAGTCCTTGCATTGACCAGCACTTCCGGCCCTGACGTCGCCACCGCCGATGGCGTATCGCGATAGGAGACCGAGCCGTACAGCGTGGCGGCGTCCGTCACGGGACGAAAGCCCCGAATCGTGATGCGGTTTTCGTCCGTGCCCTGCTCGGCGCTCTCTATCGTCGCCTCGAGATTGTTTCCCCTGAAAAAACCAAGCACATTCGCGCCGGAAAATTGCGCGATCTCCGGTTGCACCGCCGTGGCGTAGGCATCCAGGCTCAGCGTCAGAGCGTCGAGCGAGGACGAGATGCTGTTGAGATTTTCCAGCGTCAGGCCCGTCTGCGAAATGCCGAGCAGAAACTCGCCGGTGACCGACACCGGGAAGAACCGGTCGAGCAGAAAGTCATAGCCCAACAGCTTGTCATAGGTGCCGACCGTACCGGATATCGATTTGTAGGCCCAATAGACCCGTGTGCTGCGCGGATCCGCGGCCCCCATGAACAGCTGCAGATTGCCCTTGTCGAGATCCGAGAGAAATGTTCGGTCGACCTTTTCTCGGCCAATCTGCTCGGGTACCCCGCCTGGCTCGATCTTGTGAAACCCCTGTCCCGCGTAGAAGAAGATGCGCTCGCCCGCCCGGATGATCGAGTACGGCGCATACAATCCCTTGTCCTGCGTGATACGATCGATCTGGAAGACGATCGGCGAGCCCGGCACATACGACATGCGGCGGATCGCCTGATCCTGGAAGACGATCCCGGCCTCTCCACCCGCCACACCGCGCACAATTCCACCGTCTGGAAAGTCCTGGTAGTCGCTTGAGTTCGTCCCGCTTGTCCATGTTGTAGTGGCGTTCAAACCGGACCACTGGATCCGGTATGGTTCGGAAGGAAGTCCGGATAGAACCAGGAATCGTCCAACGACGCTAACGTAAGCGGCATTTGGTGGGGAGCCGGCGCAAGCCATGAATTCTGATGACGACTCCAGATTATAGACCTGCAAAACAGCATTTTCTTGTGTCGCGAACACCAGATTGCCGAACTGGGCAAACTGCCATTGCATATCCGCGCTGAGGGCGCTGTAAGTTCCTGCTCCCAGGGAAACATCAACCCACGTGAAGTCGATATTGCTCATCCGATAGAGTTTGCTGGATATCGCCGACGATGTGCCGGCGAAGGTGACAACCGTTCCATCTCGTTTCAGAGCGTAAAATGCGCCCCTGCAGGCGGCGGGAAGTGGCGATGTGTAGGCCGAAAACGACGGAAACGGTCCGTAGCCATCGCCACGCGGAATCACGTTCATGATGTTGCGGGTTGCCTGACCTTCATAATCACTGACGTCAGGGCGATATTCGCCGGAAGCAAGGAGCGGCATTATTCTGATATCCACGGATCGGATTGAATGGTGGCGGGCGTCCATGCCTCGGTCTGCGTCGGCTTCTCGGACCATGGTTCGGCTTGCTTGGCTTTCGGCGCCCACGATTCCCTCTGGACGATCCCGGCCGTCCAGCTATCGCTGTCGAACGGACGCGGAAACCAGGCTTCAAAATCGCGCAGGAAGCCGGCATCATAACCAGTCACGAGATACGAACCGGTACCGGATGAGATTGAGGCGCCGAGCGCTGCCGCGTGGCCCGTCATAGTGAACGAGTTTGCAGTCGACAAGAACCTGATACTGAAGAGTGCCGCCTTGCCGGCGACCGATTGATCTCCGAGTTCCACCAGGAGTCGCATCGAAAACGTGGTGGCGTTACCCACCGCCGAATGAGTCCTGGATGCACCGGCGAGCCTGGCGCCGAATGCCACAGCATTAGCCGTGATAACGGCGGCAACCACGCTTGACGGCTGCGCGGTCTTGAAAGCCGCAGCTTGCCCGGATACCGGATAGAAACTGGCCCCGGCCGTCAGCACAGTGTTGGTTAGCCCGATCCTGGATAGTTGCCCAAGCGCCAGACATCCAGTTGCGTCGAAGCCAAGAAGCGCCATTTCAGATCAGTCCGCCTTGGAGGCTGCGGCGAGTTTTTTCTCGCGCCGCGGCGATGGTCTCCGTGCCTTGATCTATTGCCATTCTGCAGTCATCCGATCCTGAAGAGCATCCAGTTGTAGTTGTGGGGGGAACCGGTAGCGTTAAACAAAAACGTATCGACGCCATTATGGCCGATAGCTGCGCCCGTCGCTGGCGATGCGTTTCCGCTGGAGTAGTAGCCAACAGAGTTTTGCGTGGTAAGAGTGGCAACGCCGCCCGCAAGCAGAAAGGTGCCGGTTGCCCCGGTATTCAACTGCTCTGTGATGAACAGGGCACCGTATGCCAGGCCGTTGGCGATCTTAATGCTGCCGCCTGCAGAAAGAACCGCGAGGCCTTGGTTCGCCAAACCGAACTGCGCCAAGCCACTGCCTGGTGTTCGATTGACGCCAATTCCGCCAGCGTTGACGTCACCGCTGACGCCAATACCCCCCGTGACCACCACAGCGCCGGTCGTGGTCGACGTCGAGGCCGTCCCGCTCAAAAACGAAGCAATACCAGTGAAGAACGACGCCGCCCCGGCATAGAATTTTTTCGCGACGGCAAGACCGCCGGCAATGGTGAACGCGCCTCCAGCAGTGGTCGAGCTGGCGTCGGTCGTGTTGGTGACGTTCTGCGTGCCGGTGAGCGTATTGTTGCTCGAAAGCCCTGCAATATCTTCCGCCAGCGCGACGATCGCGACTTGCGGTACCATCGAGAAGTTGATCTTAGACGTCGTGCCCGACGAATTGAACAATACCGTCGTACGGGCGAACGTGCCCGTTCCACTGTTGTAGGCGCCTTCACCCAGCTCCCATTGGCTGAGATCGGCGCTCTCGGCGCGATACTTGTAGGCCGTGCCGGTGATGGCACCGGCCGCTGTCGGGGTTTGATAGCCTGGCACGGGCGACGAATAGGTCCAGTCGGTGGTGCCGCCGGCCGCCGGATTGAACCGGCACGCGTTGAGAAATGCTGCCATATCAGGTGATCGTCAGAATGCCGTTGGCCTGGTCGATATCGACCGTGAACGTGTTGCCATTGGTCAGCGTGATCGGAGTGCCGTAATCCCACCAGCCGATCAGGGGCTTGGTCAACGATGTGAAGTTGTAAAGCACCGCGTACTGGAACGGTCCGACTGAACCGCCCGCGGCGGTCCATGTCGGGTCGGTGCCGCCGATGAACTTGAAGGTGCCGGACGCTTGCGAACCGGTGACGGTGCCGATGCTGGCGCCGCCGGCGGCATAGCCGTTTGCCGTCGAAAGATCCGCCGGCGTGTTGTAGACTGTGTTGGTCACGACCGGCGCCGTGTTGCTGAGATAAACCCTGTAGACTTGGGCGGTGCTGGTTTTCATGTCATGCAGCGCGTTGGCCAGGTCGAGCACGAAGCAATTGAATTTGTTAAACGATGCCATTTTTCCTCACGGGATTTTCAGGCGAGGCGGATACCGTCCCGCCTGGAGAAAGCGCGATAGAACCTGCTTCCTAGATAATCTGACCGGAAACACGAACCGTCATCGGCCCGGCGTTGAAGGTAGACGTCAGCCCAAGATTGTTCAGATCATTCAGCGCGGCGGTGAGGCCGAGACCCCAGGTCTGGATGCGACCGTCCTCCTTGATGTATGGAGCGGATTCCAGCAGCGCGCCGTACAAATAAAGATCGGGCGCCAGCACCAGCAACCAGTTCGTATCATTGGTCGCAAGAGGTGGAATGTTCTTGCGGTACACCATCTCGACGGCGTAGGCGGCGTCCGGCGTCGGCGCGATTTCGATCTCATCGCCGAACACCGTGAAATAGCGCGGCTGGCTCGCGGCATCCGAGATCCCGAACCGGAATTCGTCGATCTGCGTTCCGGATTTGAATTCCAGGCAGGGTTTTCCGGTCACGCTGGACAGACGAACCCGGCGCATCGATTGAAAATCGCCTGGCAGTGAAATGAATTCGGGCTCGCTCGACCCGACATCGACCACCGCGGTCGAGCGCTGCTCCATCTGTCGGACGAACAGCTGCCGGTTGAACTTCGCTTCCGCGAGCTGAATGAAGGTCGGAATCCGCGCGATCAGCGTGGCATCCTGGTTCCTGGCGAGATATTCGGTCACCGCCAGCTGCAGCGACGTATAGTCCACAATCTGCGTCACGATGCCTCCGCTGACCAGCCCGCCTGCAATTTCGGCCTATCGGTCCGTAAGTATGCCCATTCGGGATCACCGAGTTTCTTCTGCACGATGAGGTCGAACTCTGGCGTGAACATGCGCAGGGAGACGTTGCCCCTGACATGCTCCTCATTCAGCCACCGTACGTAGATGACGTTGGGGATACGCGCGACATGCCGTCCCCAGTCGCCGTGTTGCTCATCACGACGCGATTGTTTGTTCCACTCCAGGATGGGTTCGATGTCCTGTACGTGCTCGACCGCTAGGTCCCTACCATTGCTATCGAGATGAGCCCGGATCAGGACGCCATCCATCACGACATCTCCGTAACCCACAGCGTTCCCGCCGTCGCCGTGACGAGGCCATCGGTAGCCGCCTTGATTGCGGAGATACGCTGGCCCGGGCTGACGATGACATATTCGATGGTGTTGGCCGGCAGAAAGATGTCTGCCACCGTCGCGGTTTGCGCGCCGTCCCCGATCCGGTAGCAGCAGGCCGAATCCGCCACGAGGCGCAGCTGCCAGGTCTCGGGACCGAACGCATTGGTAATTGCCACGCTGGCGTCGAACGCGATGATCTGCGTGGCGCCGGCGCGAGAAGACGGTTGCTTGGGAAAGAACGACATCTTATGCGGCCCTCACGGCAATGGAGAAGTGCATTGGGATCGACGCGCCGGACGCACCCGACGGCGTCAGCACGATGACGTCATCTTCGTTCAAATAGGCTGGCGACGGTGGCTTGACCGAGAATAGCTGGCCCGCGGCCGACCCCGCCTGCGTAACCGTGAAGCTCGCAAGCACCGTTGCGTTTGCCGAAACCGTGACGGTGCCGTTGGACGTGGTGATGGCGCCTCCGAGAATGCCGCTCGCCTTCAACAACCGGCAACGGAATGGAATGCGAATATAGGCGGCGACTGGCGTGGCGCCGCAGGAGGGCGTGTAGGCCGTGAGGTCTGTCGTGTTGAACGTGTGATGGTCGGGAAGCGGCATTTATGGTCTCCGGAAAACGGGACGGCCACAGCACGGTTCACGCGGATACGCATGTTTGCCTGCCGGGCCGCCCGATGAGGAAATGGCAGTCGTGAGTCTCAGGACGCGGTGTTGTCGAACACGCCGCCGGAGGCTTTCTCGTTGCGGGCAACCAGCGCGTATTCCGCCAGGATCTGGCACCGGTCGGAATCACCGGATTTCGCCAGCGGGATGGAGAGCATGTTGCGCCCGTTGAGATAGGCCACCGCCCACTTGTCCATCTCCAGCACCAGTACGTCACGCGGACGCTGGAAGCGGTTCGCCACCACCTTGAGCTTGCCGAAATCGGATTCGTAGGCGTCGACTGAAGCCACGATCTTCTTCGATTTGGCCTCCTCGACCGCAGTGGCCCGGCCGGTGAAAGTCGAGAACACCTGCTTGTTGAAGGCGCCGGTCATGATGGTCCCGGGCTTGCCGCCGTTGATCCAGATCGAGGAAAGCACGGACTTGAGCCGCGCTTCGGTGAATGCGACGGGTGTGCCGTCGTCGCGGGTGTCGGTACCGTCGACCGCCAAGGGATCGGCGGGTGAGCCGGCCGTGCTCTTCGAGGTATTGCTCCCGATCCACGAAAGAATGGAAGCGGTCTTGCGCGGTGTGACGGTGTCACCCGCAACCTTGGCCTGGTTGGTGCCGACCAGGATGGTTTCGATATCGCGCTTCAGCTCGAGGCCCTTTAACATCTCCTGATAGGCGAGTTCGTTGTCGCGGCCGGCATGGTCGACGGCCTGCTGGGTGCCCGACACACGCGCCACCTTGTAGGAGATCTGGCAGAGATTGCCGAGCCGCACCGTAGGTGTGGTGACGGTGGTGGTCGGATCATCGCCTTCAAGCTGCGCATTCGCCGAGGAAGCCGCGGCGAGCGCCTGGGTCTGCCATTCGTGGTTGACAGCGGACGCTTTCTCCTTCTCGACGCTGCTCATGAACGGCGTATCGGTCGGATCGATCCGATAGATCATGTCAGAGAGATCTTCGCGGTTGCCAACCGCCTGGTAGGTGGCGAAGGTGGAAGTCGGTAAGGCCATAGTTGTGATTTCCCTAAAGTGATGCCCAGCGCCGGGCAGCCATCGGCCGGACCGTGCGGAGGCTCTGACCGGGCATTGACTGCGCCGGTTCGTTGGATTCCTGATTCAAGTTGAGTCTGAAGACCTCGGACGCGCGATGGCGCGGAAGCATCGCTTCCGGTTCGGCTGTCGTAAGGTCTTGGCCGGGCGCCCGCCCTAGCGGTGGGGTCGGCGTTGGCTGATCGCCAGTTCGGTAAACTGGTGTTCGAAAGCGCCAATGACAGCCGCGGTGACGCGGCCGCCGTTGGATACAAAAAAGCCCGCGATCGGCTATCCGGGCGCGGGCTCAATTCTTGCGATGATGGATTTATGCAGGTGATTTGCCCGACGTGTCAAGTTCAGCAAAGGGTCGGATGCGATTCCCATGGCGGCGCGCCTAGCGCTAGGCAAATTATTCTCGCGTTGTACAACGCCACCGCGTCCCGAATATTGCCGGAGCTTGAAAGCATCGCATCGAGCGCGCGCATATCTGCCCCGGCTTGTTTGTCAGCCTCTAACGGCGGCGCTTGCCATGTCGCAGGTACCGGGCGAGAGAAAGCCCGCGGCCAGTTTCCCGGCGCGGGCTCAATTCTTGCGATGATGAAATTATGCAGGTGATTTGCCCGACGTGTCAAATCCTGAAATCAGGTCAGAGGCACAATTCGTGAATTGGGTGCCGCGACGTTTGGCTTAGCTGCCCTTCTTTGTGATTTGAAACCCGTTCGCTGCAAGGTCCAGGAGAATCGCCTTGGTGATATGCGAGCTTTGCTCGGGCGCAATCCATTCATAGTCCAGGTTAGGCCCACCATCGCCCTCGGGATACTTGATAAACGCTGTATGGATGGCGTTCGTAATCACTTTTTCAATGGTGTCGGCCGACATTGTGCCTCCTGCTTTCCCCTCCGAGTATAGCACAGCTTGTGCTCGGATTGCGAATATCGTCGATTCCCGCTTACGGCGTCGCCGCTGCGGGCCGCTCCTCCGGCATCACACGATCCCAAACCGCTTCCTGCGTTCGGCTACCTGCGACAGCTCCTTTAGTTCAGCCTGCGCCAGCTTTCCGTTGGCGATGATGGCGCCCAGATGATCGCGCACCTTGCCGACAACATTGATGGCAAGAAATAATTTCTCTCTCCCGCCGACATCATCGATCGTGGTGGCCCGCCATGCCGCAGTGTAGTTTTGCTCGAGTTCGGCGAATGCTTCTCTCAGCAGATCGTTGTCGAGCAATTGCTGGGCGCGGACCGCCTTTGCCGCAGCCTCGTCAAGCCTGTTCTCATCAGACATCGGATGCCCTCCTTTGTGTTCTCGTAAGTGCTGGCAGTTGTGGATCGGGTGACGGCAACGGCATTGGGGGAAGTAGCAATGTCCGGCCTGCGGATTGACGCCCTTCTTGCCTTCGCAACTCGACAGGCGGGGCTTAGCAGGTTTGGTTGGGCGTTGAACTGAGACAATCTGAAATGCTGTCGACATCGAGAGTTTTATCTTCTGCCAGGCCGGCCCGGGTCTTCAACATAATGGCCCCGTCCCTCGGCTCCCGGGTCCAAGCACGTGGGAACGCTGCGCCTTCTACGTTTCGCCGGCCGTCTTCAGATGGGCATCGAGCAGCGCCATTTTGGCAGCGAGCTCGGCCGTGATCTTTGCCAGCTCAATCTCTGGGTTTCCAGCTTTACGCGGTCTCTTCGGCGATGTCGCGCAACGCACCTCGTGCCAAGGCCATTGCCGCCGGTTGCCAACCAGTTTGGATATCCATCAGAGACGTCCCATGCATCGGGCTACACACAGCCGAAATTCCGAACAAGTCACCGCTAGGCAAAGGCAGCAAGTGTAAGCACTTGTCCACGCATCTACTATAGGCAGCGTGACTGGCCATGCTAAATTGTTGTAGGTTTGATCCGGTTTTGGATGACTTTGACCAATAAGGGACATCGGCTCTGTAACCATCGCTCAGCGACTGTCCTAGGCTCGCTTGACCATAGATGCCGCCGTATCCAGCTGCGAACTCCGGCAATTGCACTCCGATTTGCCTGCATAGCCATCGGATGGTGCGACCGATGGCGCGAGCCTCGGCGCACCGCCGATACCGCTTCTTGCGATATCGGCCGTCTTGTCGCCATCCGAGAATTGGCCGCCGATATCGAGGTAAACGGCTCCCGTAGCCGGTGGCTGGGCCTGGCTTCCCCGTCGCATCCCTGGCTGTTGTGCGCCATCGGCACCGAACGGATCATAGTCTACCGGAACGAGTGAGAAGTCGGAGAAATCCGGCTGATAGTCGACAGGCACCAGAGAAAAATCAGCCATGATGAACCACCAATAAGTGTTTGCCGGGCCGCTTCGGGTCCACAACATAGTGGTGGCCATCGCTGGCTTTCCGCGCGCCCGCTGGATGGAAAGGCCGCGGCTTCGTCGCCTCATCCGATGCCTTCAGATGCGCGTCCAGCAGTTTCATCCGGGCGTCGAGCTCAGCCTTGATCTTTGCTAGCTCGATCTCCGCCTGGGTCTTGACCTGCTGGTGGATGGCGTCGTTCTGCGCCCTCTGCTGCTCGAACTGCGACTTGTGCGCGGCGGCAGCCTGGTCGGCCTGTGCCTTCGCTTGCAGCGCCAGCAATTTTGGATCGGGCGGTAGTGCCGGCGGCGGCGGCGGATTTAGCAATTGGCCGGTTTGCGGATCGGTAGCGGTGGGATCGCAAAAGAACCGGTCGGGATTCTTGTGCCCCATGATCTTGGTCAGTTCCGCCGCGGTATTGTAAAGCTCGCGGTCGCCGACCAGATGCGCCTTGCCGCCCGCCACCAGTTGCTTCTGGATATTGGCGAGCGCCATCACCTGCGCGAACTGCTGCGCCTTGCCACCGGCGCCCAGGCCCACATTGATGATCATATCATTACGGGTTTTCCAGCTGCGCGGATCGACATCGACCCAAGCATTGCGCAGCCGCACCGTCTCTCGCATCTGGCCGTGCTTTCGGATCGTGCCGTGCAGCAGCGCGAAGATATCCCGCACGCCTTCGGCCATGATGCGGGCGATCAGTTTGATGCGCATTTGCGAGGCCGAGAACACCTGCGCCACCGCGGTGGCGGATTGGTTCTGCAGCGCGTTGGCATCGATTCCCTGGCTTTGCCGGGCCAGTCCGCTGCGGGTTTCCAACTCGGCATCGATATACTGCAACATCGGGTAGATCGACGTGGTAATGTCAGGCACCACCTGCCAATTCAGTCCGCCGGCGGTCTTGGTGCGGACCACCCCGCCCGGGCGCGACACCAGCAAATCGTCGAGCGTATTCGGCCCGGCGTTGGATTCGGCCACTTCGACCCGCGGATTGTTATGCAAATAGAGATTGTCCAGCGCGCCACGCTTCAAGGCGGTTTTCTCCCGCTGCAGGGGCATCACGAGATCGGCGATCGATCGGCCGAAGAACCGATGCGTCACCGGCACTGGTGTCGTCGTCGCAAACGGGATGGCGTCGAACGGGGTAACGCACTCACGGCCATCCTTGCGCAGGATCTCGCTTTGGTCGCCACCGCTAATGACCTGGTAGAGGCCGGGCCGGCCGCTACCTTCGTAGTCCATCCGCACGTAATGCTCGGTGATGCGCACCAGCCGCGCCGCTGAGTTCACACCGCTGGCGCCGCTATCTCGGGAACGCCTCTCGGTGTCAGCATTGCCTGCGGTGTCGCCGAGCGACCTGATCTGTTCCTGATCAAAACCTTCAGCGATCAGCTGCCCTTCGGTCTTGGTGACGACCTCGTGGAAGCAGTAGTTGCAGTCGCGGATGCTGCGCGCGCCGCGCTCGATGCCGAACTCTTCCGGTGGCACGCCGAGCACCTTGGCCTGGGCGACTTTTCGCGTGGAGACGATGGTGACGTCGTGCGTGATCGGGGACACAGCTAGGGCCGGCACCGGCAAGGAAAGCAAGGGAATGGGCATATTCATGAGCTCGTCTGTCAATACTAGGTTTGGAAATGGGGCGGCGACAAAATCCGCAAGCGAGCGGCCGCTTCTCAGTAGCCGCGGTCAGTGCGCTGGTACTCCAGCAGGCGCCCGAGCAACCCATTCGGTTCCGATGCTGGCTGCTGCGGCGGAATCGGTGCAGTTGGCGACCGCGGATCCACGCCGTCTACCGACGCCTGCCAGCCGAGCATTCCGCCGCCGAACGAATCCTGATCGCCCGATTCAAGGAACCCGACCGACGGTCAATCCCTTTCTTGGAAAGGTGGAATGCACTCCACCTCCGCCTAGGCCGAGGCCGCCTGTCAGCGTGACCTTGGGAGCCGTAGGTGAGCCTGGGTTCACGTAATAGGTCCCGCCTATTCCAACGAACGGTAACGTTGCAGAATATCCATCCGGTCGGGGATTCCCATTTCATTGACCGACATGGGCTCGTACCCTTTGATATTAAAGAAGCGATAAGCACGCGACGCGCAGCCAGGGCCAATAGAAGCAACGATGGCAGTGCGCGCTGGCAGGTCGAGAAACGGAGTTCGCAATGACCTATGTTGCCATCAGCTTCGTCGTGGCTTGGGGCTGCGGAGTTCTGTTTCTTGCAGGACGAAACCTGAATTTCACCCGTTTGATCTACAACAGCCTTGCTTCAGGCAAGACCTGGAAACACAAGAGCCTTTTGGCTTCTACTTTTTGAGCCTTCGTGTCCTGAGCGATGCGAGCGCGATCGACCCTGCATGCCTCACAGAAGCCGGCAGACAGTATCGAGAAAAGGGGTCCTTAATGATCGTATTATACTTGCCTGGGCACTCGGCGGCTTCGCCCTGCTTCCTTGGGCCTCTTCCCATTTTTCGTGGCCATAAGCCCGAACACGGCCCACACATTTTCAACTGATCACTTTCGATTCTTCCGCCACATCGCCTACCCCGTGCACCGTATGCGCCACGATCTTCATCGCGCCGTTGGATTCCGTCACGGCCTGCGCCAACAGCGCGAACTGGTCGTCGGTGAGATCGTAATAAGTTTCGCGGCTCTCTTCCTCACGCTCCTCCCACCACACCTTTACGATTCCGACCTTGGAAAGCAGCGCGTCCTTGATGAAGGAATACAACACCATAAAGCCGGGATTTTGCTGCATAAAAACGTGGTTGACGTAATCGGTTTCCTGCTGTGCCGCCGCTTCGTCCTCGGGCCCCACCGGTTCGAAGCGGACGACTTCGTCGGACCCGGCAAAGATATCCATCAGCGACGGCATCAGGCCTTCGATGATGTCGGCGACATCGGTCGAGACCGCCCGCGAACGGCCGTCCTGCGCCGGCATGTCCTTGCGCATATCGCCGAGGTAATAATCCATCGCATCGGCGCGCTCTTCCATCAACCGTGCCGCCGAGATGCCGGCTAGTGCGTCGGCTTTTTCGGAGGCGAGCATGGATTTGAGATCGGATAAGGACATTTTTGACATGGTGAAAGTCTCGATTCAAATGAGTGAATGAGCTCAGATTCGCCGCCGAGCCCGCGCTACGCGTTAGCGCGCCTTCTTGTTCCATTCGGCAGGCCTCAGCCGCGCATGGCCCAGTCTTCCGCAAGAGTGGTCGGTGGCCGATCGGCAAACCCCAGATCGGGGGCAGAAACGGCCAGTCAGGCATCCACTTGCCGTTGACAGTCCCGAGTGATCGGGCCGCCTGGTTTTGCGGCTCCGGTTGATACGGACCACGCGGTGCACTGGCTCCACCCGAAGAAACCCAGTCTCCAAAGCGGTCATCGAACGAAGTCGGAAGCTCGGCGGGGATCTCATCAGGCGTCAGCGCCCGCATCGCTGAATCGGGCAGGATAAATTCTGGCTGGTCGGCAAAGCGCCGGCTCAAACGATACCCGTTCGGGCTTTCGGAGGGTCCGGTTTATCCAATAGAGCGACAAAGGATCGCGATCGGACCGATCGTCCAGAGCTCGGCTTGTGAAATCTCTATCCGAGCCATGGCTGTGTATAGCGCCACCGCATCTCATGGTGTGCGCAGGGCGATACGAGGCAAGAACCCCGCCCGCGGCAAGAAATGATCGAATGCTGCTGCGATCACTGTCGTTGCAACATGCCTTCACACCCACCCCTGCTCGCGATACCGGATCGTCCGGTTGAAACTCGCCGCCCGCCCCGGCTCCTGGTAACAGATCGCCATCAACCCAAGCGCATCCGCCGCGTGGCTGGACCAGTCATGCTCCGGCCCGAGTCCGACATTGCGAACGTCGTCCTTGCGCTCGTGATAAAAGCCGACGGCGTCGCGGCCGGGCTCCGTCGTCGCCTCGTTCCACCAGATCTGCGGCCCCAGCCTTCGCAGCGCCTCGACCCGCATCATCGCCGCCCCCCTGCCCTGGTTCTTCACCGGCGGCTCGACGTTGAAGCCGGCTTCGCGCAGATGATCCTCGTAGCGCTTGCCGGTGATGTTGTTCTGGTTGACGCCATCATGCGGCAGATAAAGGATCGCGTTGGCATAACCGCGCGAACGCAGCCAGTTGACATGAAACGCCAGCACCTGGCCGACGCTCTCGTAATAATCGAGGACTCGGATTTCTTGTCCCACCCACTGCACCACCCACATCGTGAAGGCATCGGCGGTGGCGCCAGCGCCGCCGATGTCGATGAAGGCACGTAGCGGCAGCAGTGGATCGGCCGAGACCTTGCCGATCCGGCCCTGCGCCCGCGCTTCGGAAAGCATTTGCGCAAAATAGGCGCCCTCGAACATCCTCACATAATCGCCTTCCCAAATGTGGTCGTACCGGTCGGGGTAGAGCGACAGGTCCGTCTTGCGTTCCTCCTCCAGCACGGCGGGAAACCAGGGATTGTCACGCCAGTTGGCATTGACGACAATCGCGCCGGCCGGCTCACCCGGAAGAAATCGTCGATTGCGTCGGACTTGCGTCGCGGATTCCAGCTCGCCCACAGCTCTGACCCTGCGGTGCGAATGGTTGGGCGCAGCAGCGCCAGGCTGCGCGAGCTGAGGTTCTGTGCCTCGTCGATCCAGGCGATCCGGAATCCTTCCAGTGATTTGATCGACTCGGCGGTGTGATCCTGAAGGCCCCGAAAAATGATCGCACCATCTCCGGGCGTCGCGATCTTGTCGCTGAAGACCTTGAACTGGTGACCGAGGCCGAGACCCGCGATCTTGCTCTCAATCAGCCGCTTGGACGATTGCATCAGCGTTCTTTGCGCCTCGCGAATGCACACCGCCAGCGTGCCACGCTCAGCCTGGCAAGTCTCGACCAGCAACTCGCCGAAGAAATGGGACTTTCCCGAGCCGCGCCCCCCATACGCGCCCTTGTAGCGCGACGGTGCCAGTAGCGGCTCGAAGATCCTAGCTGTGGGAATTATCAGGGTGGACAATGATACGCTCGATTCTATCGATCAGTTCCCGCCAGCCGTCGCCGCCATTCCCGTTTGCTTGTGGCGCCTTGCCCCAACCACGATCCAGAATGGCATTGGCCGCGGACACCCGCGCTGCCGGTGTTGCGTCTTCCGATCGCATGACGCCGAACAGGACTTTGAGCGCCGCCCTGGTGTGGCTGCGCGCCAGCGAGCGAATTTTGGTAACCGCCTTGGCCATCTTTGATCTGGCTTCCTTTGAGACTTGCCCCGACATCTACGCGAGGCCGTATGTCAGCATGATCCGCCACATCATTGCCGGGCCTTGCCGTTTGAACAAAAAGCGAGCTTCGAGCATCCGTTCGTACTGTGCTGTTGGCGCGGCACGAACCGAATGGTCTTACGCCTCAGTCGAACGCCTCCCACACCGCAATGGCGATGAGGGCTGCCAGGGCGAGCGCAATCAGCGATGCGGTCATGTCGGCCACCTCCTCGGTAGGAAATAAATATGCGGCATGACCGCCTCAGCGATCATTTCGGGCGCGAACCTTATCTCCATGCCATGGAGGCCGCGTGCGGCCGTGGACTTTTGCCACGCCCGCGCACCGGCACGTTCGCGCGTGCCGGCAAAACTCAGGATCAGGTTCGGACGGCGGCCCGCTTGCGACGCTTCTGGCAGCATTGCATGGGAGGATGTGGCGCCATGACGTGCGGCCGCCGTCCGATTCAGGAAATGCGAACTGAAAAAGCCCGCCGCCGGTTTCCCGGCGCGGGCTTTTGAATTGTTGCGATGGTGACAATATGCAGGTGATTTGCCCGACGTGTCAAATCTCTGGCCAATCCGCGCCTCCGCGCCGGATGAACTTGCGGGCGTTGTACAGCGCCACCGCGTCATCGATACTGTCCGAACTCAAGAATTTCGCTTCGAGCACTTGCACACTAGCCTCGCTATAATGAGAGACGTCGTACCGCTAGAAGCCGACTGTCGATTGAAATCACGCTGCCGTTCCTCGAGAACTCTCCTGCCCCGTTTATTTCCTATTCTGAGGACCCTTCGCACAGTTCGCCCGTAACTACTGCCGGTTCCCTCAGGATGTTTTGCGCGGAAAACGTGGCGAAGCACACAGCGGTCCGCTCGCGGCACAACAGACCGGATTGAAAAAACCCGCGGCCGGTTTCCCGGCGCGGGCCTTTGAATTCTTGCAATGATGAAGATATGCAGGTGATTTGCCCGACGTGTCAAATATCTTGTCGCGCCCCTCGCGTCGCGCGCCGGTGCTCTATTCGAACCCCTGAACCGGTGGTGGCGCGACTCTCTTGGCCGAAGCGGCGAAGTCCTGACCGCTGACGGCGGACCTGCCACAGCGGCCGCCTGTCGCTGGGGTACTGGGCCGAATTGTGTTGCATGCCTTGCGCCGGATCGAGATGAGGATCGCTGCATTCCCCAGCGCGTGATCGACGGTCCAGCGGTGTGTCCGATGAACGCACCTGCCGCCGCCCCGACCGGTCCCGGTACGACGGCGCCCGACACCGCGCCCAGTGCTGCACTTCCGGCGCGTCGTTGGGCTCTCGCCTCGAACGAAACCAACGAACCTGCTATCAAAGCGCCCACAAGCATTTTCTTCATCGCGATGTCCTTGAGCCCAGCGGGCACGGCACAGCGAAAATACGGCGACACAACGGAAATGTGACGGCAACGACCGCCCGATTCAAACCTCCAGGTACCAAAAAGCCCGCCCCCGGTCTTCCGGTGCGGGCTTTTGAGTTCTTGCGATGTGAATGTATGCCGGTGATTTGCCCGACGTGTCAA